GAAAAAGCGCGTTGGGGTCAGACTTTCACGGCCGCGAAATTGGAATGGCCCGTGTCCATTACGCGCGATGAGTAGGGGCCGTCCGCCGAAGCCGACTGCGCTCAAGATCCTTTCGGGGAATCCTGGCAAGCGTCCACTGCCGGAGGAGCGCGAGGTCGATCACGGCGCGGCTGTGAAGCCTGCATGGCTTGCTGGCGCTGATCCGTTGCCGGGAATGGTGTGGGACGAACTCGCGCCGGGTCGTGAGGCTCTTGGTCTCCTGACGTCGGTGACGGCTGAGGAGTTCGCGGTGCTCTGCGTCTACTGGGCCGAGTTCCGTCGCAAGGGTGTCGACATGGATGGCTCGGCACGAAAGGATTTCAGGGCGCACCTGAACGCGTTCGGATTCAATCCGTCCGCTCTGGCGAAGTTAGGCATTGCGACAGCGAAGCCAGCCAAGAAAAACCCATTCTCGGTCCTGAGTAGTTGAGCAGCGACTTCGTAGGAATGGCCCGCGATTATGCGCGGGGGGTTGTGCGCGGGAAGGTGCCAGCATCGAAGGCTGTTCGGCGTGCCTGCCAGAAGCACCTCGATGGCCTGGGCGCTCAACGACGCAAAGACTACCCCTACAAGCTGGACACCGCGAAAGCGGTAAGGGTCTGTCGCTTCATCGAACTACTACCGCACGTGAAAGGACGGTGGGCACGAGAGCATCAACGCCTCGTCCTTGAGCCGTGGCAAGCGTTCATCCTCGTCAATGTCTTTGGTTGGGTGCGGAAGGCTGATGGGTTCCGACGCTACCGCCGGGTCTATGTCGAGGTGCCGCGAAAGAACGCGAAGTCAACCACGACTGCCGCGGTTGCCGACTACATGCTCGTCGAGGATGGGGAGCACGGCGCTGAGGTGTACTCGGGTGCCACCACCGAAAAACAGGCGTGGGAAGTTTTCGGCCCCGCTCGACTGATGGTGCAGCAGACGCCAGAGCTCCGCGAGCACTACGGCGTCACGGTCGGAGCTCGAAACCTCCACGTCATCGGTACCGCCTCGAAGCTGGAACCCATCATCGGCAAGCCGGGCGACGGCGCGTCACCGTCCTTTGCAGTCACGGATGAGTACCACGAGCACGCTACGTCAGAGCAATTCGACACGATGCTCACGGGTATGGGTGCCCGGGAACAACCGATTGCATGGGCGATCACGACGGCTGGCAGCGACACGGCAGGGCCGTGTTACGCGCTCCGTCAGGAAGCGCTCGACGTGCTTGAAGGGAAGGTCTCGCAAGATGATCTCTTTTCCTTTGTCTGTACGATCGATGAGGGCGATGACTGGACATCGATTGAAGCGCTGAGGAAGGCGAACCCCAATCTCGGCGTATCGGTGAGCGAGGAGTTCCTTCGCACTGCACAGCTTCGAGCGATTGAACAGCCGCGGGAGCAGGCGACGTTCAAGACGAAGCACCTGAATGTGTGGGTCACGGCGGCCTCGCCGTACTTCAATGCCGAACTGTGGCGCCGCAACGCAGATCCGACGCTCAAGCGTGAGGCATTTGCCGGTCGGTCTTGCTATCTCGCGTTGGACCTTGCGTCCTCGCAGGACATTGCCTGCTCGATCGCGCTCTTTCCTGATGACCGTGACGGGGTTGAGCACTACACCGTATTCGGGCGGTACTACATCCCCGAGCTCGAAGCACAGAAGCCGGAGCGCAAGCATTACGCCGGCTGGGTCGCGTCGGGGCATCTGATCGCGACGTCGGGCAACATCACGGACTACGACTATATCGAGGCGGATGTAAAGGCGGATGCCATCGCGCATCACGTCCAACAGATCGCCTTCGACCAGTGGGACGCCTCGCTCGTCGTCACGCATTTGCAGAACTATCTCGGCGCCGACAAGCTGGTTCAGGTGCCGATGACAGCGCAGCACCTGTCGCACCCGATGAAGCATCTTGCGGGTTTGATCGACGGCGGACGCATTCATCACAACGGCGACCCCGTGCTGGCGTGGATGATCGGGAACGTGACGGCGCAGGTCGATCGCAACGACAACGTGTTCCCGCGGAAGGAACGCCCGGACCGGAAGATCGACGGCGGCGTGTGTCTCATCATGGCGTTAGGCCGCGCGCGGCTGGCACCAGCCGCGTCGTGGGATTTCGCACACTTTGACCTGGAGAATGTGTAAATGTCAGAGGTACGCTACGCTGTGTGCTGCAAGAATTGCGGCCACATTGAAGACAAGTCGTGGGACCCTGGTACGGGCGAGTCGCATTCCAAGCGCACGGAACGGCCGCTAGTTCCGCAGGGCCACGTCCCGATCTATTGCCAGAAGTGCGGCAATCGGAGCTGGCAGCGCCCAGCGACCAAGGAACAGGTCGAGGCATTCGATACGCTCGCCGCGCGTACTCTCCGGGCCACGGAGTTGACGCGCCGCGAAGACTTCGAGGGAATGTTCAAGGTGCCGGATGAGATTCGGGCGGATGCAACGATCAAGCGCGCGCTCGCGAATCTGCTCGGCCCTCTCGATGGCGACGTACTCAAGGCAGCGCAGCAGAACGTCCTCAAGGTCGCGCGATCTGGGATGCAGGGCGACACCTTGGCCTGGATCGACTACTACGACCGCGCGGTCGCGAAGGCGCTGCCGAAGAAGGTCGCGGCCTAACCACTACGGAGAAAACCATGAACGAAGAACTTCTTGCCGCCGTTGAGTCGGCGAGTCCCGAAATGATTGTTGTCGCGTTCGGGGCTGCGATGGAAGCGGCGTATGTGAGCCATCCGCGTGAAGGCGCGGCTGCTGCCGTGGCGTCTATCGTCGCCCAGCATCGCGCGCTCGTGGAAGCGCAGGCTAAGGCAGAAGCCGAAGCAGCGGCACTCGCTGCCGTAGAGGTGGAACCTGTGCCGAGTGAGCCCGCCGCGTGACGCCACGCAAGGCGCCTGTGAAGGCGCGTCGTAGTAAGGACTCGGCCGCGAAAGCGGCCTATTTCACGCCGGTCGGGGCGAATTGGGATTTCCACATGCCCGCCGGCACGCGGTTCAACTACAACGCGGAAGTCGGGAACGGTTTGGGCTCCTCCGTTCTCGTGGCGTTGCTCTGCTGGCTGATGCGGACCTTCCCTGAAGCGCCGGCTGTTGTTGAACGGCGCGAGAACGAGCAGTGGCGGCAGATGTGGGGACATCCGATGGCGCGGCAGATCGCGCAGCCCAACCCCTACTACTCGGGTCGCGTGCTCTGGATGGCGACCGTACTGGATTTCGCGTTCGGCAATGCGTACTGGCTCAAGGTCCGTAACGGGCTCGATAAAGTCGTTGAACTGTGGTGGGTGCCGCGCGCACTCATCAAACCGATCTACGGTCCGCAGTGGCCGGATGCGTTCATTCATCATTACGAGTACAAGGTCAACGGCCAGACGCAGACCGTCGACCCGCGTGACATCGTGCACTTCCGCTTCGGCCTCGATCCTGAGAATACGCGACTCGGCTACACGCCGCTCTCGGCGATGGTGCGTGAGATTTACGTCGACGATCAGGCGTCCAACTTCACGGCGTCGATTCTCCGCAATCTCGGTCTGATCGGTGTGGTGGTGTCACCGAAGGCTGGTGGTGTCATCCCGTCGGACAAGGTGACGGAGACCAAGGAATACCTGCAGAAGAACTTCACGGGCGACAAGCGCGGTCAGGGGCTCGTGTTCGGCGCTCCGACTGACGTCCAGGTGTTGAGCTACAACATGCAGGGCTTCGATATCGGCCCAATCCGCGACATTGCTGAGGAGCGGTTGAGCGCGGCGTTAGGCATCCCGGCTGCGGTTGTTGGGTTCGGGACGGGGTTGCAGCAGACGAAGGTCGGTGCAACGATGCGTGAGCTGATTCAGCAGGCGTGGAACGGTTGCATCATGCCGATGCAGGCCATTCTCTCTGAAGAGCTGGATCGCTCGCTTTTATCCGAGTTCCAGGCCAATACGGACATCTTTCGGACGCAATTCGACACTTCTGATGTCCGCGCCTTACGAGAAGATGAGGCGGAAAAGACCGACCGATTCACGAAGCTCGTCGCGGGCGGCATCGTGACAGTAGGAGAAGGCCGGCGCAATCTTGGCCTCGACGCTGGCCCCGAGCACGACGTCTACTACCGACCGAATATCGTCACGCCCGTGAAGACACCCGGCGAAGCGGTGCCTGTGGCACCCGCGCCAAAGGCGCCAACCGGAGACCAAAATGCCGCCGCATAACGACGAACTGCCGGACGGCTACGGCTGGAAGGCACTACAGGAAGTAGAGACCACGGACGAAGGCAAGGTCCGCGCGGTTGTTGCCACATTCGATGTGGTCGACAACGACGGCGAGGTCATCACGAAGGGCGCTATACCGGACGGGATGAAGGTCACCGTGTCGAGCTATAACCACGATACGGTCGTGAATCAGTTGTTAGGGCTCGGTGTTCCTGACGCGCCGCCTGTTGGCAAGGGCGTGCTGCGGGTCGAGGGATCGAAAGCGGTCGCTGATCTCGAGTATTTCATGGAGACCACGCGCGGTCGCGAAGCCTTTCTGACCGTCAAGGCGATGGGCGTCGACCAAGCTTGGAGTTTCGCGTATCGAAAGATCGCCGTTGCGGTGCCGTCCGATGCGTGGAAGGCGCAGGGCGCACGGCTGATGCTCACGCAGCTCGGCCCCCTGCTCGACGGCGCCATGGAGTGCAGCCCGGTCAAGATGCCGGGGGGTAAGGGAACGCAGACGTTAGGCGCGAAGGCGGCTGACCCGGTACCCGTCCACGATCACGTCGACTGCAAGTGCGAACCCGGAACGTCAGTCGCAGATTGCAATGCATTGGAGGCCGCTTTCAAGGCTGCGATGCCGGTCTTCAACATGCGGGTTGAGCGCGTTCTACGGTTACTGAAGAAGTGACGTTCCAACTCCGCTGTGATCGGTGTGGTGGCGCGCTCAATCGGGCAGCCCCCCACCCAATGCAGCTCGTAATGACGATAAAGTCGGGCATTGGCCCGCAAGTACCACCACTCCCGGAAGAACAGCGGCGACGATGCCGGGGGTGCGGCTTTGTGAATGTCTTCGTGCCGTTGGGCGAGACGATTCATGATTGCTAATCGTCGCTGCATCTCACGACAGGGCCATGACTCGGCCGGTCAATCACCAACGCTACGCAGTGCGCGTAGCACAGACCGGA